CACAATGGTCTATAATCTCCATTTAAGACCAAACAATCGCTCATAAATCACCTTTGGGTTACCTTTACCTTTAGTTATTAAACTACATTATATCAACCCTGTCAATTGATTACTACCATAAATATGCAGTGGAACGCGACATAAGAGATGAGCAGCTGACTACGATCCACATATATTACTATATGCCGGATTATAACAGTCTGCTACAAGAATTTTCATGGCAAACAATAGACTACGATCCAGAATTCCCTCGCACACATCGATTCTTAGATCATTGGAAGTCTAACGTTGAGGCTCGCATCCAGGCTATATACTTGATGCACGCAAATTATTGGGGACAGATGCGAAAGATCAATTTTACACATAGGTTTGAGCAATGAGTGGTTTAGAAATACTCGTTAAGAAAGCTTACAAGAAACAAAGCTACACTGATCAACAACTACGAGAGTTTGTGGCCTGTGCTGATCCAGTCACTGGACCAGAATACTTTCTCCGCAACTTCTTCTACATACAACATCCTACTAGGGGTAAGCTAAAATTTGATCCGTTCTCATACCAAGTAGATCTCATACAAGTATATCACGGCAATCGATTCAGCATCAACATGCTAGGGCGACAGATGGGCAAGACCACGGTAGCCTCAGGTTATCTCCTTTGGTATGCTATGTTCGTACCAGACAGCACTATCCTCATAGCAGCACACAAATACACAGGTGCGCAAGAAATCATGCAAAGGATACGTTATGCGTATGAAGCCTGTCCTGATCACATACGAGGCGGAGTAGTCAGCTACAACAAAGGCAGCATAGATTTCGATAACAGCAGCCGCATAGTCAGTGCTACGACCACAGAAACCACTGGACGTGGTATGAGTATCTCGCTGCTATATGCTGATGAGTTCGCGTTCGTCAGACCAAGTATTGGAAGAGAATTTTGGGCCTCTATATCCCCAACGCTGGCCACTGGTGGTAAGGCTATCATAACATCAACACCAAACAGTGATGATGATCAGTTCTCCAGCATATGGAGAGGTGCGCTCAAGAATCTGGATGAGTTCGGTAATGTGACCAAGCTAGGTGTCAACGGATTCGCACATTATCTGGCTAAGTGGGACGCACACCCTGAACGCGACAGTGTGTGGGCAGCTGAAGAAGAAGGCAGGATTGGTCCTGAGAGATTCCGCCGTGAACATCAATGTGAATTCATCATATACGATGAGACATTGATCAACAGCTTGTATCTAGTTGAGATGGAAGGTCGTGATCCTATAGAACGACAAGGACAAGTACGTTGGTATAGCAGACCAATCAAAAACATGCAATACCTGGTTACTCTGGATCCTAGCCTGGGCACAGGTGGCGATGACGCTGCTATCCAAGTGTTCCAATTACAAGGCATGAAACAAGTAGCAGAATGGATGCATAACAAGACTCCTATAACCAAACAAGTATCGATATTGCGGGAGATCAATCGATATATCGCAGAACTAACAGACGACCCGGTTGGGATTTATTATACAGTAGAAAATAACACCTTGGGAGAAGCTGCACTACAAGCTATCGCTGAAACAGGTGAAGAAAACATAGTAGGAACATTCCTCAGCGAGCCACACAGAGCTGGTGCTACACGTAGATATCGAAAAGGATTCAATACCACACATGGGAAGAAGATATCAGCATGTGCTAAGCTCAAACATTGGATAGAGACCGGCAAGATGACAGTAGTTAGCAAGCCACTATTGTCCGAACTTAAGACGTTCGTGGCCCACGGTGCTAGTTATGCAGCCAAAACTGGAGAGAAAGACGACCTAGTCAGTGCATGTTTGTTAGCAGTTAACATGGCACAGATCCTACGAAATTATGATCCTTTGCTATCTGACCAACTCAGTGGTGATATTGATATTGAACCAATGCCTTTTGTGATTATGTAATAAATAAAGTACCAGTCGCGATGCGCCAACATCCACTGGATCTATGGCTTTGAAGGAGCACACAGCTATGACAATATTTATTGATAACAAATACACACGTTGTTACTATAATATAATTAACAACGCACAGTCAAGATCAACAGTTGGCTACGTTGAAAAACATCATATCATTCCAAAGGCGTGCGGGGGCAACAATAGTAAAAACAATTTGGTTGTTTTGACAGCACGCGAGCATTACATATGTCATTGGCTATTAATCAAAATGACCAATGGTGTTTACTATCATAAAATGGCTAGTGCATTTTGGCGTATGGTCAACACTAAAAACACCGACAGATTCAACCATGTTAAAATTACGTCTCGGGTTTATGAAATAGCTAAAAAGCATGCAGCAACAACATTATCAATTCAAAATAAAGGTACAAAGCGTACTCCGGAAGTTAGGCAGAAAATGTCTGAGAAAAGAACAGGCAAAGGTAATGCTATGTATGGGCGCAATCATTCAGATGACACTAAACAAAAGATAAGAGAAAAACGTGCTTTTCAAGATAATAGCCATTTAAGAAATCGCGTTATCAATGATGAATGGCGAGAAAAAATTCGACAGACACTAAAAGGCAAAACTAAGGGAATTGCTAAACCTAAAGAGCAATGTGCTGTATGCGGAGGACTGTTTGCTAAACATATTATCTCACGCTACCATAATAAAGAAAACTGTTGTAGGAGCTAAATATCAACATGAGACCCATAGAGAAAACAGCGTATGATCTATTCCAGAAGCTTCGCGCTCGGCATAGCCCAGTAACACTTGGCAGCGAGTCTGCCGAAAGCACTTCTGACCCTGCCGAAGCACGATTCTTTAATTTTGTTTATAGCGAAGATGGAGAGTCTAAAGGCCCAATAACTATCAGCTTAGTAGATAAGCGTGCGATGAAAGTGTTCTTCAGTGACAACATTCTAAGCCAGTTACGTGACAAAGATAATTGGTACGGGTTCCTCAGGGAATTGCGTAATTTTGCCAAGAGAAATCTCTTGATGTTTGACGCTAGGGATATAGCTAAGAGCCAGCTAGACACCCGAGATTTTGGATGGCTAAGCAAGGTAGATGGAACTATGAAGCAATCGGATATCACTGTATCAGAAAGCACTATGTGGGGCAGTAAGCGCAGGAGCTATCAAGCATTAGAATCAGTCAAGATGATAGTGCAGCACACTAAGAGCGTTGATGAAACTGTACCAGGCGCACGCAGTCGCAGCATACAAGCTATCTACCTCGAGCGAAACGATGGCGAACGTTACAAGTTTCCTTATAACTACCTCACCGGTGCAAGGGCAATGGCTCGGCATATCACAGAAGGTGGAACTCCATACGATCCCCTAGGTCAACACATACTAGGAACGATCAAAGAGATGCGCGATCTCAGCAAGTTTGCTAGGATGACAAAGACTCATGCACTAGAAGACGGTTCTGCTGCAGAAGTCAGGCAGAGGGTAGTTGAGAGATTCCGAGGACTAAAAAGTACTCTCGGAGCATTGTCTGGCACTGCTGGATACACACAATTCAAGGAGAGCTTCCAGCCTCCGATAAACGAACAAGAAGATCAGAACTTAGAAGATCTGCGCGAAAGATTTACAAGAAAGATATGGGACAACAAGATGGAAGAGCTATTACCAGCGGTCGTGCGTGCCCTTGAAAGCGCAGAAATAACAGAAGCATCAGGTTCAGTAGAGAAGCAGATCAAGGACATGAACAGGCTAATAGTGCTCAAGCGTGATCCTAATGCAGATTCAATGATCCGAAACACTAAGTTCAACGATGCGATGGGCCTCATGGGTTTCGTGTTAAGCGATATCGCAACCAGAGCTATCGGAGATGACATGGATCCATTGGCTAACTTTGCTGCTGATGTAGCTGAGAGAATCGGTGATCGTGAACTTGCTCCCGAAGACAAGCAGCTAGGCATGCTACTAGCCAAGCGTTATATCGACGACATCAAGAAGATGGCGACTGATCCAGAGTATGCTAGAATGATCCGTATGGATCCAAGCGAAGCATACGGTGCTAAGCGCAAGCGCAAGGGCGGGTTCCACGAAGCTGATGCGTTTGAATCTTGGGTTAATGCAGTTGATGAAGGTGCTCCGGATGATGTTGAATCAGTGATGAGCAAGATAGCCGACTCAGGCGACGATGGATATGAGTTTATACGTGACGGCATTAACGGTTCTTTTGGACCTCAAGCACAAGCACGTCTCCAGGATATGTATGACGATATATCTAGAGAAGCTGGGTTACATCCAGATGATGATAGCGAAGAAATTATCAGTCGCATGATGGATCAAATTGGAAGTGATCATGGTGTTCAGAACGAAGGTAGCGACAACGACAGCACTGAGGGATCTTCTGAAGACGTTGATCAGATCACACCAGTAGCTGCGGCTATCATAAACAGGATCATGAATAGGCATTTATCCCTGCTTTCTCAGCATGGTCCAGAAAAAGTATTAGCTGCGGTTGAGATGGTAGCAGACTATGCAGGTGATGTAGATGAAGTAGGTAGCAGCGATGTCAGCGGATGGGTCAAGCAAGTTGAACAAGAACTTAGCGGCATGAACGAAGCAGCAATCGCCGAACTCCAGACACTCAGCGGCATGACTCGCGTTGATCCGCGTGATCCTAATGCGATAACCAAGACTGCATTGGCTAAACAAGGTATCACAACTGGTGCTGATCCTAGGACTGGTGCTATGACTGTTAGCAAAGGTGTTAACAAGCAACAGGTGTTAGCGGTTCTCAAAGGTATAACAGCCAAGAGCAAAGGCAAAATAAATCCTTCAGTAGTGATGAATAGCGGTGAAGATCAATCAGAACCGGTCATGGAAAAAGAGATCCGCATCAACAAGACTGATGATCAAGACAGCGATGGCGACACTGATTTCGCAGACATCATGATTGCTCGCAAGGTTAAAAGTGGTCAACCCAAGGACAAAGCTATAGCTTCTACTAGAGACAAGTCCTACAACGAAGTTGACATGCACGAATCAAACATGGTTGGTGAGAGCATAGCACTGTTGAAGAAGCTCAGTGGCCTTTAATCCAAAAATCTTAATCTAAGCCAATTTTTAATTTGCATGATAAATAGCTTTAGCATATACTCAGTGGAGTATGTGCTAAGGCATATACAGGCATGAATAGGCAAACGAAAGGATTTACATCATGGCTTCACTAGCAGAGATACGTGCAAGGCTCCAGGCACAAGACACACGGAGCAATAACCAGGGTGGCGGCGATAAAGGCATCTATCCGCACTGGAACATTCCTGAAGGTACTACAGCAAAGCTTCGATTCCTCCCAGATGGCAATAACGCCAATGACTTCTTCTGGGTAGAACGTGCGATGATCAAGATGCCATTTGCTGGCATTAAAGGTCAAATGGACAGTAAGCCTGTAACAGTACAGGTTCCTTGTGTTGAGATGTGGGGTGAGACATGCCCAGTGCTCAGCGAAGTACGTCCATGGTTTAAGGACAAGAATCTCGAAGAACTCGGACGCAAGTATTGGAAGAAGCGTAGTTACGTGTTCCAGGGTTTTGTTCGCGAAAGTCCAATGAACGAAGATAGCCCATCGGAGAATCCAATCCGTAGGTTTATCATCGGTCCACAGATCTTTAATGTAGTTAAGGCTGCATTGATGGACAGTGAGATTGAAGAGTTGCCAACGCATATTGAACGTGGTCTAGATTTCCAGGTCACTAAGACTTCCAAGGGTGGTTATGCTGACTACAGCACGTCAAAGTGGGCTCGTAAAGAGACTGCATTGACCAATGTTGAAGCAGCCGCTATCGAAGCGCATGGGTTGTTTAATCTCGGTGATTTCCTGCCCAAGAAGCCAACAGCTACTGAACTGCAAGTGATCAAAGATATGTTTGAAGCATCAGTTGATGGACAAGCATATGATCCTGATCGTTGGGGTCAGTATTACAAGCCGCCTGGTTTGAATGTTGGTAGTGGACGTGCAGAAGTTGACGAAGATGCACCCCGTGCAGCAGCTCGTCCTGCACCAGCAGCAGCTCGTCCTGCTCCAGTGGTAGCTGATGTAGACGATGATGTTCCTTTTGATACTGATCCCGTAGAATCACCTAAGCCTGCTACAGGTGGCAGTGCTCGGGCTGAAGACATCCTCGCAATGATCCGCGCACGACAGAAGTAATAAAATTATATTGATAGCGCAGAGAATCTGCGCTATCATTTATTTTAAGCACCAAGGAAATCTATTATCATGGCAAAACCGTTTGACATTTCAAAGTTCCGCAAGGACATAACAAAAAGCATCGAAGGACTCAGCATTGGATATAACGATCCGACTGATTGGGTATCGACGGGCAATTATACACTGAACTATCTAATCTCAGGGGATTTTCACAAAGGTATTCCTCTAGGCAAGGTAACAGTGTTTGCTGGTGAATCAGGTTCAGGTAAGAGTTACATCTGTTCAGGAAACATCGTCAAAGCAGCACAAGCACAGGGCATCTATGTTATCCTGATCGATACAGAAAACGCCCTTGATGAAGAATGGCTCAAAGCACTAGGAGTCGACACTGACGAAAGCAAGTTACTCAAGCTAAACATGAGCATGATCGACGACGTAGCTAAGATGATCAGCACCTTTATGAAAGAGTACAAGACCATCGCAGAAGGCGATCGTCCTAAGGTGATGTTTGTGCTAGATAGCTTGGGCATGATGTTGACACCCACAGATGTTAACCAGTTTGAAGCTGGTGACATGAAGGGTGACATGGGTCGTAAACCTAAGGCTCTCACAGCATTGGTGCGTAACTGCGTTAACATGTTTGGTAGCAACAACGTTGGATTGGTAGCAACTAATCATACCTATGCAAGCCAGGACATGTTTGATCCCGATGACAAGATCTCAGGCGGCCAAGGGTTCATCTATGCCAGTTCTATCGTTGTGGCTATGCGTAAGCTCAAGCTCAAAGAAGATGAGGATGGCAACAAGATCTCAGAAGTACGCGGCATCCGTGCAGCATGTAAGATCATGAAAACTCGCTATTCTAAACCATTTGAAAGCGTGCAGATCAAGATCCCATATGAGACTGGCATGAATCCATACAGCGGTCTCATTGATATGTTAGAAGCCAAAGGCATCCTTAAAAAGGACGGCAACAGGCTTGCATACACTAGCTCTAAAACTGGCGAGATTATTAAAGAGTTTCGTAAGAACTGGACTGACGAGCAAATGAATACTGTTATGGAGGAGTGGGACGATACATTTACTCCTATGTCTGAGAACGATTCAGAAAATGATACTGCGGAATAAGTATCGCCAACCAAGGAGTGATACAACGTGCATACACATTTTTTCTGGAAGATACTAAGTGAATACATCAGCAACAAAGATCTAGAACCGGCAGCGCATCATCTCGTTAGTGAGCTGATCGATGCCGGTGCTGATGAAGATGAGCTATGGGATATGTGCAAAGGAAATTCTCTTCTTCGCAGGATCGTGACAGATCAGATAGGCGAAGCAAGAGAAGATTCTGAAGAAGATGAAGAGATGTAATGAATTGGTACACCCGAGTAACAGCTAGCCTCAACGTCATACCTGATTTCATTGATCACTATGACCGTGAGCTTGAATCAGCTAAACGAGACGTGAGGATTTCGGGAAAGATAGAAAAGAATCTATCTGATCTTCCGGGGATAACAGAGCATCGATTCAATCAACTGCAAGAGATGGAAGCAGTGTTAAACTATCTCAACATACAGCTAGCTAGGCTTCGACGCAAACATTTCCAGAAGTATCTAGAAGGGTACAATCGTGCTCTGAGCGCCCGTGAAGCTGAGAAATACGTAGATGGCGAACCAGAAGTAGTTGATTTTGAAACCATTATTAACGATGTAGCATTAGTACGCAACAAGTGGCTGGGAATCATGAAAGCGTTAGAAAGCAAGAACTTCCAGCTAGGGCATATGGTACGATTACGTGTTGCCGGCATGGAAGATATCTCAATATGATAGACCAATCTGCTTTAGAAACGCTGCTGAACCTTAATAACCACGAAGACTTCATCGATCAGCTCGAGATCATAGCTGACATGGGATCAGGTTCTGGAGAGTATTCTAGTTGGTGGGCGAATCAAATTAAAGCTGATGGTACTCCTTACAAGCGCATGATCATGGCTGTTGACAATAAGGTACAGTTAGACAACAAGAATCGATCTAACAACATAAGGCAGATACGCGCTGATTGGGACAAGACCGGACTGCAAAAGAATCGTGTAGATCTCATATGGTGCTATGATAGTTTTCAATATGCAGTTGATCCCTTCACTACTCTAGCTCATTGGTGGGAGATCATGCGTGAAGATGCTATGTTGGTCATGGCTGTTCCCCAAACAGCCTTCATTGACGATCTAGCACGCTGGCAGGTTTTCCAACCACCAGGTTGTTATTATTCGTGGAACATGGTCACGCTGATACAAGCATTAGCTACCAGCGGGTTTGATTGTCGTGAGGGTTTCTTGCGAATGAAACGACATGATAACATGCTGTGGGCAGCAGTATATAAGAGCAAACACGCTCCAATGGATCGCAGCAAGACCACGTGGTATGATCTCATGGAAAAGAAACTGTTACCAATCACAGCAGAACAATGTGTTATGAATCTAGGATATCTCAGGCAAGAGATGCTGACAGTAGAATGGTTAGATCATCAGAGACATAATTTAGCCATAGAAAGCATACCATGATAAAGTACATCAAAGATCTCATAAACAGATTTAAGTTAGAACTCCGTTATAGGAAGAAGCTCAAGGAACTGCGTAAACGTGACCCATTCATCTACGATTGATCATCATGTAGGAATCAGCCAAGGTTTCCACGATGCAGGTGCAGCAGTGGTATCTAGCGATGGCAAGATAGTGTTTGCTGGACACAGCGAACGATACAGCAAAAACAAGAATGATCCGCAGCTAGACTGTGCGCTCATGAACGAAGTAAGGCGATCTGCGCTTGGTAATATCAAAATCAATTATTATGAACGTTCCTGGTTAACTAATCTGCGTCGATTTTGGACGGGACAAAAATTACATAACAAGGTCGGATTAAGAGCTAGCTTAAAATATGCTATGCTTCCGATAGAACATAAATCCTGGGGGCATCATCTCAGTCACGCAGCGACCGCTTTCCAGACTAGTCCTTTTGATAGTTCAGCAGTGATAATAGTAGATGCTATCGGAGAATGGGATACAGCCAGCATATGGC